AGCTTATGATCGTGGTGGTAAATGCGGAGACTGTAGAGCCTGTTGGAATAAAAACATTAAACGCATAGCTTATGTAATGCATGGTCGTAAAGCTATGAAAACATTGAAGATTGGAGAGAAAAGATGAGTAAATTTAAGTGGCAAGAAGATAATTGGGTAGATCTACATACCGAAGAAGGCGAAATATTAGATGCAAATTTATGGACTTGTGATAGGTCTGGAAAACAATACATTTCTTTTTATCCAACAGATTCAATGCATGGGTATGTAAGAACTCTTGATATGCCTATAACAACCTATCGAGTTATAGAGGAGAATCCTAATGACTGAACCAACAGAAATTGAATTAGCCGTAGCATCTGTAGCTACTAAAGCATGGAACAGAGTGCAAAACTTTGATCCTAATTTAAAGAAACAATTTGTTAGCAACATCATATCTTTATTGAAGGAACAAGGACACCCATTAGCTAACAATGAAGCAATAAGACAAGAGGCTATGCGTTACGTCACAGAAAATATTTTAGGAGAAGTGTATTACATTTCTGCTGAAGATTAAAAAAATAAATTTGCAATTTGTTGAATTTTATGATAGACTCTATAGTCTTCGACACTTAGGACATTAATTTTATGAACGAATATTTAGTAACAGTAAAAGATTACGAAGGAGAAGTCTTAGAAATTAAGGCTTTTGCTTATAACCTTATGCAAGTAATAGATAACATGGTTTCTTTTGAATTTATTGAGGCTATTAAGTCTGTTACTCGTATAAAAGATAATTATATTTGGCGTTTCGGAAACTCATATTCAGTCTCAGAATTAAGAGAGATGAGAAAAGAAATAGGAGATGAAAATATAATACAAAATTTATTTAAAGAAAATAAGGATTAATTATGATTGATTTGATTATAAACATAGCAACTAAAATACCAATTCCTGATATTGAATTATCTTTTGAGGGAATAGTCACTTTATTATTTAATATTTGTTGCGGTATTATTTATTTAATTGGAGAAGTAACAGGCATAGGATATGAATTAGCAAACCTATTGATCTTTGTTCTTATTCATCCGCTTATTACACTAATATTTTTTATTCTTTGGAGAAAAGCAAAAAACAAGGAGATACAATGGAAGAAATTTTACAATTTATCCAAGATACGATCGCTAGAGAATTAATAAATTGGAAACAATTCAATAGCAAACAAACTGAGGATTGGTTTGTTAAACAAATTTATAATTTATCTTTAGAAGGAGACTTAGATCTAGATAGAAACTTATCTGAGGCTGATGTCACTTTTCTATTGATGGAATTAGTAGAAGAACTATGGGAAGCATGTGAACAAAATAAATGTTTGCCTTCCTATTGACAAATAATGTGGGATATGTTATACTCCCTTATTGGTTGATTACGCTTTTAAATATAAAGAAAAAAGAGCCAGTAAGTGTTGTATAATAATGCCCTTTATTATCTCCACCCTGAATATGACACTTAATTTAGTATCATACTAAGATGTTGGGGTTCATTGGCTCACTTCCCCTCTTTATAATTATTGAGTGTGGTTGTGATAATATAAACGAAAAATGCTATGGAGGTTACTATGGCAGTATTAGAAGGAACTGTGTATTGGGCTAGTATTAAACAGCCGAATACCAGATTTGAACCTGTATATACAGTCAACTTAGTTGTTGATGACGATACAGCAAACGACTTTGCATCCCGAGGACACAAAGTCAAACAAATGGATGAAGGTCCTGCTCTTATTATCAAACGAAAGGTCAATGGACCTAATGGTATGGTGCGACCTGCTCCAAGGTTATTTAATTCTGATAAACAAGATGTCAACTATGCAGTTGGCAATGGTTCTAAAATTAGAGTTCAATATACCGAGTATGAAGGATCAAATAAATTTGGAGATTTTGTAGGTTTAGACTTACAAGCTGTTCAGGTTCTTGATCTTATTGAATACCGTTCAGAAGACGGTGCAGAGCTGTTGGATTTGGAAGGAGGAGGAGAAGAATTTTAATGGACACTCCCCTAGAAGAAAACAAACCCTTTGTTACTATTGATGAAGTTCAAGTTTATGCTGAAGACTTGTCGCCTGAAGGACAAATATATTTAGCTAGACTTCAAAGACTCAACAGTAAAAAGGCTATCGCAATAGTAGATCTAGAAGAACTACATGCTTCGATTGCCTTTTTTGAAAGCAGACTGGTTGCTGATTATCAAGGAGATATAAGTGATGAAGTAAGCACTGAAAAGTCCGAAGCTTTAGAAAGCAAAGAAGAAGCTACTGAATAGTAGTGCAATTAGCTAGACCTACGCTGACTATAATGTTGTGTAGGTCTGGCTTTTTATTTTGGAGATAAAATGGAAAAGCAAAGCACTTGGGCAGAATATAATCTACCTTGCCCGAAATGTGGAGGTAGTGATCCTGTTGGCAGAAATGAAAATGATTCAGCTAAATGCTTTAGTTGTGGAGAATTTTTTCCTAATTACACAGAAGCCTGCGAAGGAAACATTGTGGAATTAGAAACTAAAAGAGAAATAAGAACTACGACATTTTTAAATTCTTATACAGGAGTTTTTGCAGACTTAACCGATAGAAATATAAGTGAAAAGACTGCTAAAAAATATGGTGTTCGTATAGTCTATGATGCAAGTGGTAAAATCGCACAGCACATTTATCCTTATTTTAATGGTAACGAAATTGTTACAACTAAAACTAGATTTACTAAAGATAAAGGTTTTAAAGTTGATGGCAGCTATGAAAATACAGGACTATTTGGAGAACAATTATTTAGAAATTCAGGTGGTAAATATCTTACTATAACTGAAGGTGAATGTGATGCTATGGCAACACATGAAATGATGGACAATAAATGGGCTTGTGTTTCTATAAAGCGTGGTGCGCAAGGTGCTGTTAGAGATATACGAGACAGTATAGAATTTATAGAATCTTTTGATAATATAGTTCTTTGTTTTGATAATGATCAGCATGGTAGAAAAGCTTCTAGAGATGTAGCAAACATTATTAAACCTGGCAAAGTTAGAATAATGTCATTGCCAAGTGGGTTCAAAGATCCTAATGCAATGTTACAGCATGGTAAATACACCGAATTTACAAAGGCTTGGTGGGAAGCAAAAACATATACACCATCAGGCATATTAGAATTATCAAGCGAAAAAGAAAAATGGCTACACCGAGAAGTTAAAGAAAGCCTAGCATATCCATGGGAAGGATTAAATAAAAAGTTATATGGTATGCGCAAAGGAGAATTGGTTACACTTACAGGTGGAACTGGTCTTGGTAAAAGTTCTTTCACTAGAGAACTAAGTCATTATCTTATTAAAAATACAAAAGAAAACATAGGAATAATAGCTTTAGAAGAAAACTGGTTAAAGACAGCAGATGGAATAATTTCGATTGAAGCAAATGATCGCTTATATTTATCCGAAAAACGAGAAAAATATACTGATGAAGAATTAAGTGAGTTATTTGATAAAGTAATTCCAAAAGGAAGAGTCTTTATACACTCTCATTTAGGAGCTACTGCCATTGATGAAATCTTTTCTAAATTAAGATATATGATTATAGGATGTGAATGTGAGTGGGTTATTATAGATCACTTACATATGCTTGTTAATTGTATTACTGAATCAGATGAAAGGAGAGGCATAGATCAATTAATGAATCGTCTGCGTAGTCTTGTAGAAGAAACAGGAGTAGGTATGTTCTTAGTATCACATCTAAGAAGAGCAGCAGGTGAAAGAGGACATGAACAAGGAATTGTTGTGTCGTTGTCTCATCTTAAAGGCTCCCAAGGAATAAGCCAACTAAGTGACAGCGTTATAGCACTCGAAAGAAATCAACAGGCTGATGATCCTGAAGAAGCAAACACCACAAGAGTTCGTGTTTTAAAATCTAGATATACAGGAGACACAGGACTAGCTTGTAATTTAATATACAACCCTAAAACTGGTAGAATGTCAGAAGAAACAGATGAAGAAACTTTTGATAATATGCCTGATTTTTAAGAGAATAGATATGAATAAAATATTATTTGACATCGAAACAGACGGATTAAATCCTAATAATATTTGGTGTATAGTAGCAAAACCACAAGGAGAAGCTCCGATTTCTTTTAGACCTAAAGATATTGAAAAAGGAATTGAGTTTTTAAATAATGCAGAGGTATTAATAGGACACAACATTACAGGCTTTGATATTCCAGTAATCAAAAGATTATATGGAGTAGATTTATTTGAAAATAAAAAGATAGAAGATACTCTTATAATGTCAAGACTATTTAATCCTGTGCGAGAAGGCGGACATGGTTTAAAAAACTGGGGAAGCATAGTTAATTTTCCTAAAGCAGATCAGCCTGAATCTTGGGATCGTTTTACAGAAGAAATGTTAAAGTATTGTAAAAAAGATGTTGTATTAAATTCAAGAGTTTACAGTTATCTTTTAAAAGAAGGAAAAGATTTTTCTAAAGAATCAATAGAATTAGAACATGAAACTTCTATTATTTTAAGACAGCAAGAAAGAAATGGATTCCTTTTTAATTTAAAGAAAGCTACTCTGCTTGTTTCATCTTTAAAAGAAAGAATGTTTGAAGTTAAAAAAGAAGTTCACAATACATTTAAACCTAAGTGGGTAGATGATAAACTTGTATCGCCTGACTTAAAGAAAGATGGAACTCTGTCTAAACGAGGATTAACAGCCGAAGAATATAATAAAACACTAACTGAATTAACTCTTTTGCGTAGTGTAAATGGAATACAAGAAGAGGATTTTAAAAATCCAAAACCAAAACCATTTATGCGAAAGAAACTAAGAGAATTTAACCTTGGTTCTCGTAAACAAATAGGAGAATATTTACAGGACTTTGGTTGGAAACCTAATAAATTTACACCAACAGGACAGCCTATTATAAATGAACTATCTTTAGCAAAGATAAAACATATTCCAGAAGCAAAATTAATTGCAGAGTTTTTATTACTTCAAAAAAGAATAGCGCAAATAGATTCATGGATAGAAGCTGTTGAAAAAGATAATAGGGTTCATGGGTTTGTAATTCCCAACGGAACAATTACAGGAAGAATGTCTCATCGAAAGCCAAACATGGCTCAAGTTCCTAGTGTTGCTAGTGAATATGGAAAAGAATGCAGAGAATGCTGGACTGTTGATGAAGGATATAAATTAATAGGTATTGATGCAAGTGGATTAGAATTAAGAATGCTTGCACACTACATGAAAGACGAGAGGTATATACATGAAATCTTGGAAGGAGACATACATACATTCAATCAAAAACTTGCAGGGCTT